AGTAGATGCTGGTAAAGCACAGTTGTCCGCATTTGCAGAAGCCCAGCCTGATTTATTTGGTATGGTCTACCCTAAGATTCAAGAACAAGTAGCAGCTGAAGCACAGGCTAAAGCCAAAGAACAAGCACAAGGTCAGTTAGAGTTACCACTAGAAGCGCAAGCATCTTTAGGTTTGGAAGCTCCTGTACAGCCAGTGCAATTACCTACTGAAGAAAAACCATTAGCCCCTACTGGTCGCCCTGTTACGGAAGCTGATTTTAAGGCTATGGGTGTAGGTAGTACTAATAAGAAGTTACGTGAGCAGATACTAGGTAAAGACTTAGCTGACCCTGCACAGGCACAAGAAGTCAAAGATGTTTTAGAAAACTACGCAAGTGGTGATCGTAGTGAAAAAATTATCCAAGGTGTTACTAAGTTTATAGACGGAATTAAAACTCCTCAAGAACAATTAGGCTTGGGTTTACGTCGCCCATACGGTAGTATGAAGAAACCAGTTCCAGTAACTGAAGCACCTATACAAGAGGAGTTATCAAATGTTGGAAAACCTGTCGAAGCTGTCGCCGGAGCTATTGAGCCAAGCATTCCAGAACCTGTGGTCAGAAGAAGAACTACCCCTGCCAAAGCAGTTAGAGAAGTTGCAGGACGAGGAGTGGTTCCTACTGGGGGTATTGCTGGACTACCTGCTGGACGAGAAGGAACAGTCGCTAGTGCATTAGAAGTTCCAGTAGCAGAAGTACCTGCACCTAAAGCTAAAGCTAAACCTAAGAAAGCACCACTTGCTATTAACCCATTTGGGCAATTAGTAGAAGCCGTCGCACCTAAAAGCAAAGCTAACTTAACTGAAGAAGAAGCTACACCTGCTAAACAAGAGCAGAGCGTTGACGATTTATTAGCTAGAGTATTAGCTGGCGTAGAAACCTCTGAAGTTACAGAGGAAGAACTATCAGGCAAAGTTAAAAAAGCTAAGAAAGCTAAAGAACCTGCTACTGGGGAAATTACTGGCACAAAACTCCAACAAAATGCAGAGTTTGCTAAGCGTATGGGGTATGTAACTAGCGTTGGTGGGCATCGCCTAAAAGGTGCGGTTAACAAAAAGATGCTGACCGCCGCAGAAGCTGGCGATATTAAAGGTGTATTAGATGCGCTATCTAATAGCAAGAGTCCTGTATACCGCAAGATTGCAGAGATTGCTAAAACCATTAAAGGTTTAAAAGTAGCAGTAGACGAGACTAAAATTGAAAAGACGTTTAGTAAGTTTAAGCAGGGTGTTGATACAGCTAAGATTACTATTGCTAATATTGATGCCCTACGTGAAGCTAAACGTAGAGTGGATGCTGGGCAAGAGGTACATAAAGCCGTTGAAGGTATTATTCAGTTCCCTAAAGGCTTGACTCCTGATGTTAAGTTTGACCAAACACTTTCAAGCAGTTTGTTTTCTAATAAAGTGTTATTCAATAAAGATGCGTTTTATAAGTATGTTGCCGAAGAAGAAAAGTCACTTGAAGGGTATGAAGAGGCAAATAGATACGCAGCTGGTAGCCCAGTAGAGATTGAAGCTATCCCCGGTTTATATGACCCTGCAACAAATACTATCTACCTAGACCCGTACTTTGGTAAGTATGAAGATGTGCTAGCACATGAATTAACTCATGCAATTTCCCACGACTTTATCTCTAGCCCTAAAGCAAAGAATACCCCTGCATATAAAGCACTAGATAAGTTGTATCAGCACGTGCTTACCGAGTTTAGCGACAAAGATGCTTATGGTTTAACAAGCCTAGATGAGTTTGTTTCTGAAGGTCTATCTAACCCATTGTTCCAAAAAGAACTATCCAATATTAAGTACGAGAACACTACTGCATGGAATAAGTTTGTTCAGGGCATTGCTAAAATCCTTGGCCTTAAACCTGATAATGCGTTTACCGAGCTTTTAAACATAACTACTACTGAAGCAGAAAAAGGGCAGTCTACTAAACGTACTGGTAGGGAAGCATTGTCTGTTGCATTGGGGAACGATTTAAATTTAGTAGATTCAGATACTGCTGGATATACCCCTAAAAGAATTAAGCAATTATTTAACGACTATGCTTATTGGAGACCAAGCGAAAGTAACAAGTCTAAAGCGTATATTGCATTTATAAGTCCCGAAGAGTTTTTAAATGCGACTAGATCACCTAGTAATGTTGCTAGGCTTGAGTCCGAAAAAAGACCGCTAGATACTAAAGATCTTGCAGACACTTCACTCCCTATCTTTTTGCAAGTGCGCCCTAAAGAAGGGGTTAAACACGAATTTGATATTGTAGGACATGAAGGACGCCATCGTATGATGGCTTTGAGAGATGCTGGTATTAAACAAGTTCCAGTTATATTTGATTTTGGTCGTGGAGAAGTTAGAAATAGAATGACCGACCAATACTTTAGTCCGCAAGAGTTTGGTTCCGGAGGTAGGGGGACTAGTGGGTTTATTGCAGACGGTTTAGTACCAATTAACTACGACAACGAACAAAAAGTATTAGATAAATTTACTGCTAAAAAAGGACAAGTTGCATTTCTACTGATTCCAAAAAACTTAGCAGATATTGACCGTCGTGCTGGTTACGCTAATGTTAAGCCTGACCCTAAGCAGGGTGTATTCAAGACTCTAAAAGGTACAGATAAAGCACAGATTGAAACAGGAGTTAAGAAGTTCCTGAACAAAGCTGAGACTATGTACTTCTCATCTGACGCTGCCCTACAAAATGCAATCCGTAAGGGTATGGAAGAAAGTGGTATGAATTGGGAAGACCAAAAGCGCATGATGTTTATGAACGCTACGTCCCAAGCTTTACATCCCGATGCAGTGGCTATGCAGTTGTTGCAAGAAGGTGGAGTTGAGTACGAAAAAGATACTTACAAGTGGAAAGCCGTTAAGAAAGACGATAGCTGGCAATCTTTGATTAAAGATATTAGCGCTTTAGGTAAGAAGTATGGGGTTTCTACTGAGGAGATGAGTAACTATGCACATCGTGCATTTATCTCTGACCGTTTAAAAGGTTTGACTGGTAGTAAAGAAGATTTTTATAGCCACAAAACTCCTGAGCAAATTGAAGCAGGTCTTGAGTACTTTAAGGCTATCCCTGAGTTGCGTAAGCTACAAGAAAGCTGGAACAAAGTTCGTGCAAACGCTATGGATGCCGCAGTTGAGGGTGGATTGTATTCTAGAAAGCAAGCAGACGAGTTGCTAGATATTATGGACTACGTACCATTCTTCCGTATAGAGCAGTTGGAAGCTAAAAAAGGTCCTAAAGAGTATGGTCGTGGGTTACTAGACTTTGCTAAGGGTTATAAGATTCGTGGTACAGAAGACGAAGTTAACAATATCTTTGACAACATGGAACGTTGGGTTTCATATACCGTATCCCGTGCAGTTAAGAACCGTACTGCCTTGAATCTTTATGAGACTGCTAAAGAGTATTTACCTGAAGGTGAAGTTGTAGATTTACGTCAAGATGCGACTACCCATAAAGAGCAGAATATCATTGACTTGTGGGAGAACGGTCAGCGTAAAAAGGTGGAGTTTAAAGACCCATTGTTCGTATATGCGTTCCAAGGCACTGAGCCTGTATCCCTGCCAATCCTAAAGAGTATGTCGGCTGCCGCAAATATTTTACGTAAGAACATTGTGTTAATGCCTTTGTTCTCGGTAAGTCAGTTGTCTCAGGATTCTATCGGTGCGATGTTTACATCAGGCTTGACCAACCCATTCTCTATTCCTATCGAAGTAGTTAAGGAATTTACTAAGACCCTGCGTGGTACAAGTAAAGCGCACGCTGAATTATCTAAGTATGGCGCAGTTGGTGTACGTGATTACTCTGCCGCTATTGCACGGAATGATGCCGAGGTTGTAGCTGGATTAGCCGCACCTACTAAGTTCCAAAAGATTCTATCCCCATTTGAGAAGTTTGCAATGGCTTCTGACAATGCGGTACGTCAGGCTGTGTATAACTTGACCATGAAAGAGACTAACGGAGATAAAGCGGCGGCTATTGAGAAGGCATTTGAGATTATTAACTTTAAGCGCTCTGGTGCTTCTGGTAGTGTGCAAGTCCTCAAACAAGTTGTACCGTTCTTTGGCGCATACTTACAAGCTCAAAACGTAGCCTATAAAACACTTATGGGTAAGGGTATTTCCCCATCCCAAAAGAAAGAAGCTCAACGAGTATTGATGAGCACGACTGCTAAGATTATGGCACTTGGGTTTATTTATGCGGCGATTTGCGCAGATGATGATGACTATCAGAAGATGGATCCGACTATCCGTGACCGTCATTTATTGATTCCGGGTACAGGCTTTATGTTGCCTATGCGTCCTGACGTATTTATTCTTCCTAAGCTAGCGGCTGAATATACTTACCAAGGCATTACCGACCAAGGTTTTACAGATGGTAAGAAGATGCGTCGTGGTATGTTTGATGCGGTGATGAACGCAGTGCTTAGCCCAACCGTAGTACCTCAAGTAGCTAAACCGGCCCTGGAGGTAATGACAAACTACAACTTCTTTACAGGTCGTCCACTAGTAGGCATGGGCTTAGAGAACAAGATTACGGCTGAGCAGTTCACAAACAATACGTCTGAGCTAGCTAAGTTCTTGGGTAAAGCAGGGCTTATTGCTCCTGTAAATATTGACCACCTGATTAAGGGCTATACAGGTACTACCGGCGGTTTGATGTTACAAGCTACAAGTGCGGCAGTTAACATAGGTAGCAACGTTCCTACACCTGAGAAGTCATTACAAGATACCTTGGCTTCAACACCCGGCTTGTCTGCATTCTTTGTGCGTGAGCACGGTGCGGCTATGAAGAACGACTACTATGAGTTACGTGGGGATGTAGATAAGGCAGTAGCGACCTACAACAACATGGTTAAGACTGGACGTGCTGAGGATGCTAAAGAGTTCTACGCAGATAATAAGGATTTGTTTGCCGTTAAAACTCAAGTAAATACTATTGAGCGTCAGTTAACTAAGCTACGTGACCAAAGCAAATACATCTATGCAAGTACCAAAATGTCTTCGGAAGAAAAAGGCGCTGAGCTAGAACGTATTAAGCAGACAGAAGACCGTATGCTAGCTAACATTAACGACCTGCGTAGAAGAGCAGGGTACTAAAAAGGAACCCCGCACTGGGCGGGGCTAAATCCTCAATGGTAGAGGAGAAGAATGAGGCCACTATATCATTTAACTCGCCAAACACGCAAGCCATATTTGCCCTCCTCTACAACTTGTTTGACAACAACCTCAACACCAAGACGGTCTGCTTCTTTCTGCAGGGTCTTGGCATGGGCTTTCCTATCTAGGCACGGGATGAAAAACGACTGACCCGGCTCAAGCTTCTTCCAAGGCAACAGTATCAATAAGTTCATCACCTTCAGCATTAAGTAACTTCTCCTCTCTGAAGAATCCTAGTTTGGTTGTATCAAATACTAATGCAGGTGCATTTACATCGGTGTTAATAATAGTACCTGCTGTCATACGCTTACGCTTAATACCATGATAAGCCCCACTCTTCAGATGCACTGCCAAAGACTCATCAAAGTTTAACTGTACCTTAGCGCACTCAGCACGATACTCCTTAGCAACTACATACAAAAGCTTAGTATCAGGCTCATAACGTGCAGTCAATGCGCCCCTTGGTTCACGAATCGGACCAGTCTCAAGTCCTGTACGTCCGTCTTTCTTGCCGTTAATAACCAAAGTCTCATGGTACTTACGTTGCAAGAAGCCACCCAAGAAGTCGCTACTCTCAGCCATCATCATCTTGTTTTGCAAGCGTGAGTCTCTGATGTGTTTGATGACGTAGGTTTGTACTGCCTTATGGTCAATATCATGTAGCCCTAGTTTCTTAGAGATGATGCCCCCAGTAATTGCAATAGCCGCCATAGCAGACCAATACCGTTCGTGGGATTTAATATCAGCTTCAGCCTCAATCTTAGTTTGAATCTTTCCTAAGAACTCGATTACCTCGGGTAGATGCCCTACCACATACTGCATATACGGATAGATAGCATGACCGTAGTTATCGTACAGACGGCTAAAGTGGTTACGTGCCCATACAGGATCGTCGTTAGCATCGTTAAAGATATGCAACTCCATGATACGCATTAGCTCGCCTTCAGGGAAAGCCTTAATTGCCAACAAGTCATCACGTAGTGAACGGTTAGAAGTCGTAATCATCCCTGTTGCCCAGCGTGTGATATTGATGCGCTCAGCGTTCTCTTGGGACTTCATACGGTTCTTAGCACGACCCTGCGTAATATCATAGGCAAGGTTAGATTTCTGCTCAGGAGGCATATTAGTCATCTCATCTAAGAGAATTGGAATATGTTGGAAAGTACCAATCCGTTGCATCTTCTGATTGTACGTATCTTTAACTTGCATGAGCGTGTCTTTAGGGTGCCCAAAAATACTAGATACTGCGTGTAGGATAGTCGTCTTACCTGAACCTGAACCTTGGGACTTCAAGCTAAGCATATAGCCTTCAAGATTAGTAAAGCGTAGTAGTACGTTACCAAAGCCCATGAACAATGCAAAAGCCTTAGCTTCCATGTCAGGTCTACCATACGCATTAACTACATCTTTCCAAATATGGAAGTCGCCCTTTTCTTTGAACCAAGGAACTAGCGGTAGTGTTGCGGCGGTAGGTGGGCTATATTTAACTTCATCCGCAGTAATCTCTTTATCGCCTAGGATAAATGCACTGTCATCAGGCAACCAACCGAACTGTCTACGTGCGGTCTCAGCTTTAGTAGTAGCCTGTAATTCTTCAACCCAACGGGTAATGTAAGCCATAAGTAAGTCCTGTTTTTTGCCAAGCACGGCTAAGCCATGTGAGGCGATTGTGTCTCTAAACCTATCTTTTGCAAGCACTGCGGTTAGTGGAATGATGAACTCTTGTACACCGTCTTTTGGTAGGTGCAGACGCATAAGCAATACTTCGCCTTGGTCAGGGTCTTTCATTCGCTTAACTACATAGAAGTCGTATGGGTAAATCATCTCCACAGACTCAGTACCTTCTTCATCTTTGAGCTTGGTATAGATACCCCCTGCCGCACCCCTAACGAATGGGAATGGGTATTTAGGAATCGTATATTGCACTGGGGCTTCGCCCTCTTCTTGTGCTGGCTCAACTACTTCGTTGTCTTCCTCCGTAGCCTCGTTGAACTCCTTACCTAACTGAATAGGAGAACTAAATGTATGTGGGCAACCTTCGCATCCAGCAGGGTTTAGCTTCTTGAACGTAGCACAGGTATAAGGACCTTTTGTTTCATTAGCCTTACGGTCTGTCTCAGATGCAGAATATCCGGGGTGTTTATTAGAGATTGCGTGAATGGCTTTATCCCTATCCACACACGCTTGGGCAATACTTAGCCCTCCTCTCCAAAGAGGCTCCTCTATTGTGCCTTGATTTTCATAGATATTCAATATTTGTGGACAGCCCGTACCCTCAGCACTCTTAATAAGAATGGTTTTAAAGCGGGAGATATTATTGCCCATTAACGCTAGGGTCATTGCATCCATCTGACGGGGGATAAACGGCTTACCCACCATGCCAGCAAATACGTCATCTTCTAATTTAAAAAGATCTTTGAAAACATCGTTAGCTACCGGGTCCCCTTTGATAATCACTGTTACAGGTAACGGATTAGCCGAGTCTTTGTAGTTAAATGTCCCAGGAATACGCAGGATTCTAGCGGAATCCGCAGTAACGGATGGGTCAGCATCGAGCTTGTGGCGCTCACAGAGGAGCTTTAATCCTTCGGCTAAGGGCTTCCATTCATCACGAGCCATAGGCTCTTCTAGTACCCAGTAAGCGTGCACACCACGACCTGAATTAACCACCATAGGTTTAGGTAGTTTGGCATCTTTAATGAACTGCTTAAGTGCAGTCATTCCTTCGGCTTGGTCAGCATAGGGTTTACCCACACCACAATCAATGTCGATAAAGAAAGACTTGAACCACTCAGCGTTCTTGGATGTTCTACCCTCTTTGGGGTCGGCAAAGGAAGCTAGTGCAAAGTAGGCATTGTATTCATCTTGTACTAATTTACTTGCAAGTTGTTCTACTTCTTCAATAGAGCCAACGAATTTTTGTCTTGGGCTTCCATTTTCGCTTAATCCCACCACACAATACGACCCGTTTGGGGGAAGCACTGCCGATAGAAATTCATTTGTTATTAACATATCCGCCTTAAGCCGTCTGTAAAAAAGGATGGGCAGGAGTGTGACGGCGGTAACACTCTCTTCGGTAGCTAACCTAGCCCCCCGGTACTACTAGATCAATTTATCAACAAGTTTTTGCATCTTATCCCGATGTTTCTCCGGGGCATTAGTTTTACCACGAAACCAAGAATATACAGTCATTCGGGATACAGAAAAGAATTCTGCCACATCAGTAACAGGAATGTCCTTCCTAATGCACGCTATTCCTAGCTGTACCCCTATCTTGGTTCTGTCGGCTTCCCTAACGTCTTTTATGAAAACGCTTGAATAGCCTTGTGCCATGACTGCTCCTTAAGCCTCGTCATCCCAGTCAGATAGAATCTTGCCTAAATCTTTCTTAGGTGCTGGCTCTTCTTTCTTAGATGCACGTTTAGTTGGCTCTGCTGGCTCTTCCTCAGCAACGGCAGGAGCTTTTTCAGCAACGGCAGGAGCTTCAAGTTTAGGAGCATCAGTTTTCTCAGCGGCTACGGTCATAGTAATTGCCTTGATAGCTTCAGGACTCTTACCTTGTTCAATCGCAGTACCAATCTCGTTAGCTTCCAAGAAACGTACAGGCTTGAATGTAATCTTAGGTGTAGAGCTAGCAGTATCAAAACGCATCTCAGTAACTACTGCAGTGATAGGACAACCTTTAGCACCAATCATCTTAGCGTACATCTGCAAAGGCCATTTACCTGATTCACCTTCACCGAAGATTGATGTAGACGGGAGCACTAATTGGAATACATCGCCACCAATATCGTTATCCAAGACTACTGCAATACGTTGGCTGAATCGGCAAGCACGACCATCGCCTTGACCTGAACCTTTTACGTTCTGTGGGCAAGTAGCACAAGACTTAGATTGCGGATGCTTTGCACTAGCGTCAGGGTAGTCACCATTTGGAGACCAGCAATCAGGTGTAGATGTAACACCCTTCTTATAAACACCTTCATAGTATGTACGAGACACTTTAGAAGATGCGGCAACAATAACAACATTGAGGTTACGTTCTTCTTTCTGTGCAATCTCTTTGCCATTTACTAGCAAGCGCCAGACACCACCCTCGATAGAAATACGCTTAGAACCACCACCACCACTACCCATCAGGGCTTTAGTAGTATCATCCAACTCCATTGATTTGAGGTGGGCTGGTAAACCAATATCTAACATAGCTAAATCATTACTCATTTTCTTCTCCATTATTTACGACGAATAACAGCCGTGTAGCGACTATCTACTTGTAATCCCGGCGGTATTGCATCCGGGTTCTCTTCAATGAACGTCGCCATATTAGATTGCGCTACACGCTTCTCTAATAGCTCTATGGCATTGTGCTCCTTGACGAAATCATAAAACGAACTCCAATCGCTCGTCCAAAATCTTTTCTTAACTGATCTAGTAACTGTACCAAATTCAGTACGCAAACCATCTGCACCTGTTTCTTTGCAGATGTTTAATAGCTCAGCTTCAATTATGTTTTGTTGTTCTTCTAATGCGCTATCTTCTTTGGATAACTCTGCTCTTTTATCTCTAATCTTTAAGTAAATCTTTACCAGCTTATTTGCTGTTGTTTCACTCATATTCTTCTCCTTGTTTATATCTATAATTTAGTACCATACTTGTACAATGTCAAGGGGTTTCATCTAAAATATTTTTATATAGGTCGATCATTTTAGTATGAATATCAACTTTACCCTGCAACATCTTGTACATTCTTTTTTCTACTGGTGAACCCTCTAGATGCACGACTGTACAGGGGTTGTGTTGCCCTGCTCGGTGTACCCTAGCATTAGCCTGAAGATATGTTTCAACTGACGTAATAGGGGAAAACCATACTACAACATTCGCCGCAGTTAGAGTAACACCATGCGATGCCGCCTGTGGCTGAATAACTAAAACCTTTGGTGAGTCTGATGTTTGGAAGCGGTTAAATATGTCTGTGCGATTGCTAACCGATACTGCGCCGTTAATAATTTCTGCATCATAGCCACACTTATTTAATTCTTCTGTGATGATGTGTATAGCATGAGTATATGGTACAAACACTAGGACTTTATGTGAGGCTTCATCAATAACTTCTTTGAGGGCAGAGATGCGGTTACTTGCATCAAACTCAACTACCTCTCCACTATCCGAATAGACTGCACCACATGACAACTGCAAGAGTTTGTTTAGGTTAGCCGCCGCATTTACTGTGGTGATTTCTTCTCCTGCAGCATGAGCCAACATATTCTTACGGATGATCTCGTAGTATTTAGTTTGTTGTGAGGTAAGTGGTACATCCCTAGTAGAGTAAGTCATGTCAGGTAAGTCTAGGCAGTCTTCTTTACTGAAACGTATTGCAGGTTGTAGCACATCGAATACTGTTTGCTCGGATGACTTCTTTGGAACCCACTTAAACTGCGTAATCTTTTGCATCACTTGGTCACGGAATGAACCATAAAATCTAGGCACTCCTGACGGGTTAACTAGCTTAGCCAAACCATACGCATCGGTAGGAGATTGAGAAGCTGGTGTACCTGTAAGCATCCATAACCATGAAGTCGGTTTGATAATTGAGTTAAGTAGCTTCCAACGGGTAGTAGATACAGTCTTATATGCGTTTGCTTCGTCTACTACAATTAGGTCAAAATCACCGTTAATTACGGCATCTTTAATAATCCCTAGCCCGTCAAAGTTACAGATAACAAACTCGGATTCTGCGTTTACGGCATCAATACGCTTTTCCCTTGAGTAGCTGTGGGCTATCGTACAAGTCCTGTGCATGGCAAATCTAAACAAATCGTTCTGCCAAGCGGATTGCATAATGGACAATGGGCACAATACTAAAACACGTTTTATAATACCTAGCTTGAGTAAGTAGTCAGCCGCCCAAATTACTGAGCCTGTTTTCCCTGTACCTTGCTCATTGAAACAGAACGCTCGGCGGTGTAGAGTTAGGAATTCAGCAGTAGTACGCTGGTGGTCAAACGGTTTATAGAGTCCAGGCCAATCATATTGCGAACGAATCGGTGAGGGTACGTCTTTAATCTTTAAGTTCTTAAGTACCTGAGCTTCTTCCAGCCCCCACTTAACTAGCACCTCACCTGTATCGAGAATCTTGCTCTTTGGGATAACCGTAGTGATACGTCCCGGGTCACGCACTTTCAATAGAAGTGCTTTGTTATCAATGATTTCCAATGTTCTTCTCCAATAGGAATACAACCAAAACCGTAGTTTTGATTTGAATTTATTACACCTTACGGGTGTTATTCGGTTGCCTCTTTACCCAAGGAAAAAGATGTACCTCACGGAAAGCAAGTCATCTAGTCAGTAACGACAACAGGTGCGGTTTGTTTGGGACAATGAATTAACCCTGCTAGCACCACTCACACCTAACGCACTAGCACGTACGACTAAACTTATTTCTTCTTACGCTCTTTGGTACTTACTTCAGATACTAAGTTACCTTTTGAATCTCGTTTAAAACTTCTATTCTTAGCGGCGGATTGAATCATAACACCATTCTTGTTTGAACCACCCTTATCTAAGGCTTTCTTGTGGGCTACATCTTTACCCTCACGCTTATCTGCCTTACCATTACCGTTCTTGTCTGCACCTGTTTTATCAATAGCACGTCGGGCACGTTGTCTTTCCATACGATTGTCGTGTTCGCCACGTTTCTTTTCCATCTCGTATTCGTGCTTGTAAGGTCTTGGTGATTTTGTGTAAGGCATATTAGTGGTTCTTTCCATTATGTTCGCAGTCGGTTATTGAACACCATGCTCGGCATGAAAAGTTAGGCTTCTTATTCCAAACATCATTTTGGATAGCCGACTCCAGCCGTTGGGTATCTTCCAACCACTTAGTCCAATAAACCCCTTCATTATCCTGCACATAGTTAGCTTTAATCAAGTCCTTTACGACCACGAATAGTAAGCCACCCTTGACCCTTTTGATCTCAGGGAAGTGCTTAAACAGGGCTAGGGATAGGAGTTCTAACTGTTGGGTATCCGCATACTTGCTAGATTTACCCGTCTTGTAGTCAATCACATAGGCACTATCGCCCTTAAGAATGATTAAGTCTGCTACCCCTCGCCACCAAACATCCTTGTCAAAGAACCCACATGGCTCTAGATTGGCTGTCAGCCCTAGTCGGTACTCACATAGCTTCTCCCCTTCTATCTTATTAAGGCTATCTAACTGCTCCTTAATATACATATACTTCTCAGGGATTGGAGTTCCCTTACCGATGTAATCTTCTGCGGCTTTATGTACTTCCAGTCCGTAGTTCAAATGCTCGGTAGGGGGTTCTACAATATCTTTTACAACACGTAGCCTGTAATACTTATGTGGGCATTGTTTAAAAAGACTCAGCGATGAGTACGACCAAGTATATTTAGGCACTGAGTTCCCCTGTAATATGGGTAAGTAATCGAACGTCTACAAAGGCATTCATCATGTGCTCATGCCCCTCTTTAAAATGCCTACCATTCATAGCAATCTCAAACTGCTTAAGGTGCTCTCTAGTGCGTATCAATAGGTCTGCGTAATCAAATACTTCTGCTTTAACAATCGCCATAACTTTCTCCAATTCCTGATTCGCAACTTAACGGCAAGGTCTTAGCCCACTCGGGTCTCCAACTCATGCACTCTTCAATAAAGGCTTGTGCCTCTTTAGCTTCTTCTTTAGGTACGATACAAGCTACCGCATCATGTACGGTTAATACAGACTTGTAACGCTTATTCATCTTGAGCATCTGCTCGGCAATAACACAACGGGCTAAAGCCTGACATAAGTTCTCAACTACTTTACCACCATATATTTTAACAGAACCACGACGTGTTCTATATTCATACTGCTCATTACCTTCAGCGTCAGTTACCTTAGCTAAACTTTCATAGCGTTGCCATAGTCCACTAGGTAATAGAAAGCCTTTCTTAGAAGCATCAAAAGTTACTACACCTTCTCGCCCAAGATTAGCGGCATTACCTGAAACGATTGCATCTAAGCACCGTCCAGCAGATCTCCATAGCATCGGGATTTTTGCATAAGTCTTTCTGTAAACGTCGATAATATGTTGAGCTTCCCCCTCCGTAATTTCCATGCCGAAAGTCTTAAGCTGGATCCCGAATTTCTTAGCCCCCATGCCATAGCCAGCCCCAAGAATTGTCGTCTTTCCCACGAACCTTTCCTCAGCCGTGATTTCCGATACATCCTTTTCATAGATAGCCGACGCCATGATTTTGTATACGTCTTCACCATTATCAAATGCCTCCACTAAGTCATCTTGCCCAGCCAACCAAGCCACAATACGTGCCTCAATCTGTGCCGAGTCACAATCAATCATTACATAACCTTCAGGAGCACGAATAGCTTTCTTTAACTTGCCACCGTTCTGCCCACGACTAGGTAGGTTTTGTAGGTTAATCTTATCGTCGCCACCCCACCGCCCTGTATGAGCCGCATAGTATTTGATAGGGACAGGTAACTTTCCACGCTTAGCAATATCAATAAAGCGTTGTGTCCGCGTTTCTTCTAGCGTAGACTTGTTGCCCAACCGAGCCGCAACCAAAGCCTGAACCCGAACATCGGGGTGAGAGACCAGTTCTTTAAGCCCTTCATCGGTCTTAGCAAACGCAAACGTTTCCTTACCAGTAGTCAGACTAATCTTTGTAGGAGGAACAACCCCCAGGGAAGTAAGTAGTTCTGCAAACTTGTTGTTAGACATTAGCGTATCTTTGTCAGCCATACACGCTTCCATCAGACGTTCTTTCTTTACCTTAATATCTTCTAGGTGTTGCTCCAGTAGGGGCAGGTTTAGCACCAAGCTAGGTTCAGTAAACATCTTTAGGGTTACATCAATGACCTTGAGTTCTTGCTTAGGAAAGCCATCCTCCATAAAGATATTAAATAACTTCCATGT